ACAGAAGGATTATAAGTACGGTCAACAATCGTTACGATTGGAGCCGCTGCTGATCCGAATTTTTGATCACCAATTTCAGCGACAGTTTTTAAATGCTTCATTGTGGAACGATATGCTTTCATATAAAAGTTTATATCTTTTTCGTCTTTTGAATCTTTAAAGTCTTTCGACACATAATCTTCAATGACTTTTCCCACTTCACGCAACAATTTTTTATCGCCAATTTGCATGGTAAAACCATAATCCGGTGAGCGTTCTTTTAATTCGAGCTCATATTCAATCAGCAAATCGCCAATTGTACCAGCTGTTGCATTCACAGTGCTGGAATAAAATCCATATATTGCACCCTGACAACACATTCGATCACTTGCGGATGAAGTAGCATCCTGTTCCGTATTCAACCACTTCACTTGAGTTGCTCCCAATTGTTTTAATTTCCATGTCAATGGACCAAATGGCTGCACCACTTGAAAGTTAAATGCATCATTGCCATTTTGGAGAGACGAATACGATAACGTTTGGAATGAACCAATTCGCGGATCTTGAAAATGTGCTAAACATATTTTTGTATTTGAATCCGGTGTTGAAATGGATGTTGAAGGCATAATCAATATCAATTTAATTTTCTTAAATTTAAAATACTGATAATTTCGCGCATCATAAGCCATCTGTCCACCGAAAACATCAGGGTTAATTTGAAAATTTGTGGCACGAGTTCCACCCGAACCACCAAACATAAAAACACCAGCTGAAGCTGTAGCGTCCCAACCAATATTGCACACTAATTGTAATCCACACACTGTTAAACCATTCTTCGAAGGTTTACGATTATAGTATGGAGTAAATATTGATGCATTTGAGGCCGGAACCTGTTTTACTTTTACACCAGTTTGGACATGTTCTGTTTTTGATTCTCTTCCGAATAAACCACCTTTCCCAAATAACATTCCTTTCTTCGAGGAATATCCGGCATGATAACCGAGGGCTGAGGCAGCAACCGTCCATTTTTTATGTTTTTTTATCATTTTCTTTGCTTTTTTGACTTCTTTTTTAGCGATTTTACTTTCCTGTTTTTGAATCTTTTTGTAAATTTGTTTTGCTTTTGGAGCCATTACTTTTTACTTGCGTTTGGAATGAAAATTTGCTTTTGATTTGTGAGTTTTTTACGGAATTCTTCGACTGTAAGACCGTGTTCTGTAAGAATCTTCTTGTCTTCCGATTTAAGTCCGCGATTAATAAGTTTGTTTTGTAAACGTGCTCTTGTTGTTTTTTCAAACTTGAGAACACCTTGTAAAATATGCTTATTCACAGCACCTTCCAAGTTTTTTACAATATTTTTCTTTAAAGCTCGCGAATGTTTACAGCCTAAAGCTGCGATTGTGTGATCGTCGGTTTGATGAGCCAAATCCGCACTTGTACGTTTTTGAATAGTGGAAGAGCCCCCTTCGTTCGAAGCCACTAAAAACCACAATGTAACTCACGTAACTCTTTTTCACTTAGCCATTCGGCTTTAAGCATTTGCAGTGTGACATGTTCATCAGATTTAACACTCAGAACATTTGCAAAATTTTCAAACATCCATGCATTGTATTGATGTAATAAATGCCAAAGTTCATCACTTGGCCACGCCTCTCGTTCGAGGGCAATTGTTCGTTCCAGTACATCAGCTGGATGATTTGAAGTTCCACCATACACAACTTGACATAGCGTTTTTATATAATCTGGTACTGCACACCAAACACCAAATTTTTTAACGAAACCTCGTGATAAGAATTGTAAATTTTCCAATTTCTTGGAAACGTTTAATTGCTTCATTTCAAACCCAAAATCAGCATACGCTTGTTTGAGTATTTGAGCATCAAACCATGGGAATTTACCCAAATCTACACCTCCCAAATTATCATCACCCATAAACGACATAATTGTACTGTCAAAAATGAGTTCGAACACTTCGGGAATTTTCATTTGATTTAACTTAACACGTGGAATCATTTTAAGTAGAGCATATATAGCCACAATTTCATGAGCAATTGAGTTATCAAATATTGTAAGAGCATCACCTGAAGCAACACCCCGTATCTTTTGAACAACCTCACCCATTTCCATTGCGACAAAACCTTCAGTTGCCAAATCATACAGTATTTTTGCACGTTTTTTATTTTCTGGTGTCGACATTTCAGCCGATAACCATCTTAAACGTATTTTTAATACTTGATCCAACAATTCTTTAGGTACAGATCTATCCCATCCTGAAACATCACTGTCCCAGAATGTAGAATTTGATCCTACATGATCTTGAAATTGGTTATAAAGTGCATTCCAA